TGGGAAGAACTAGACGGGCTAATTGTTCAAGCATGTTCATAATGCAAAGATACAAAATACTATGAAATAAAAAACACCCCCAGTACTTTTCCGCTGCCCCCCTTTGACTTCGTGAAGAGGGTTGAAAACGACACCCGAGGTAATAGTTAAATCTTTGTTTGTTATTACCAAAGTGTTGCCGCTTTTCTTATCAAAAGCCCCGTCTTTTGTATAATATCTTCTGTTCGCCATGAATGCCGTTGCACTCTTCTTTCTTGTTATCTCAATTTTAGCCAAACCGCCGTTGAAGAGTGAGGGGTTAGCCGTGGCAAAGTCTGTCAGGGCTGTTTTCACTTCTTTCTCTGTCACAAAGGTTGGGTCTTTGATTTTCATTAGGGCTTCTTTGACATTGACCGCCTGAACCTCTGACAGCCCCGCTTTCAGTGTGCCGATATTGTTGATGAAACTCTTGGGTATGTACTTTGCGTTGTCGCTGATGAAATAAGGCACAGAGGAAACGTACTTGACACGTTCTTTGTTATCGTCTAACCAATCTTTGAACTCCTGAGGTACGCCCGTGACCGTGTTCACGCTTTCTTTCAGAGGTTCTTCGCCTTTGAGCAGCCTTTCGTTGTCACGCATCATTTCTTCCTCGGTCTTCAAAATTGTTTCAGCGTGACAGCGGCAATGAGGGTGCCACCCCGTGAACTTGAAGTCCTTTGGGTAACAGCCCTGACCCTTGACAGCCTTACTGCCCACGGGTGCGCTCAGTTCATCGCAGATGTCTGTAAACTTGTGCGGCTTCCCGTCAGCCCCTAAAAGTGTGTGGTTATTGCTCACAACAACACGAATGCCGACAACAAAGTCAAGGTCTTGCCAACGGGCAAAGTCAGCCGACCGATATGCGATGTTCGTCTCTGTGGCTGCGAGGCGGCGGGCGTTCTTATATGAGCTTCGGTACACGCCACGCCCAGGGTGGTAAGCAGCCGCACGCTTTGACAAGACCAACTGCCCGTGTTCGTCTCTGACACGGCGAAAGAGCATGTCAGGGTGTTGAAGAAACAGTTGCAAGTCTTTTTGAAGACGTTCAGCCGCCTTGCCGCTTCTCAGACCGATGTCAAGCCCGAGTTCGATTTCCTCTTTGAACTGATTTGTATATTTCCAAACTCTGTCAGAGAGGTTCAAGCCCTGAACCTTGCGTGCGAGAAATGCGTCACGGGCTTCTTCGTTGTTCTTGAAGTATCGGCGATATTGGGCGTTTGAGAGCTTGCCCACGTTATCGCCGAAGACCTGACGGCACAGCTCGTTGTTCTTGTTGTTGGCGAGCGTCCATTCATGGTTTACGCCGTTCACTATGACAGCCGACAACCCGCTTTTTAGGCTCTCTAAGAGACTTTCGAGCCTTTTGCGTGTAATTGGATAGTCAGAGAAAGAAAAGAGCCGTGTCGGGTCTAAATCACGGATAGAAAGCCCAAGGGCAGCGGCTTCCTTGTATGGGGCACAGAACGAAGCGTATATGAGTCGGTCGGCTGAAAAATGGGTGAGAGGTTTGTGTTTCAATGAGTTAGGCGTGTGTGGCTGAAATGACGGCGTAAAACGAAGCGTTTACATAGGCTTACATTTGGTTTACTTTTGGGGCTTGTTGAGGCTTTTGTGGTTTACATGGGGCTTACGGGTGGTTTATATTGCGTTTCTGTTGGTGGTTGGTGTTGTGTTGGGGTGGGGTAGAATGGTGGCTGAGGCCACTTTTTTTATGGTGCTTCTGAATTTTTATATTGTGAAATTATTCCATATAATGATTATTTGGTATATTTGCAGAAACAAAACGAGTGAATATGGCAAAGGTAATACATGTGCATCTGCTGCACAATATAGATGGAACGAGGCGGAAAGACTGGTACTTTAGCAGCATTTCCGCGGTTTATACGGTTTTGACGGCTGAACAGATCGGCGCGACGAAGAATTATTTGCTTCATGCCGGGCTGTCTGGCAATGGTACATTATGCACGAAACGCGCTATAATCAAGCAATCTACGCTTATTTCATGCTCTCGTGGGGCAGATGATTAGGCTGGTGTTTTTATGGCGTTAGAAAGCAAATAAAAGGCCGTTTGGACGGTTGTTGGTTGGGAGGTCGATTGGCCTCCCTTTTTTTGTGCTCCGAATACAGAGAATCTGTAATGGGATTACAAATGCTATTACAGATAGGAATTACAAAATACGGAAATAGGAATTACACATTCGGGGTTTTCGGGGGTAGGATAGAGGGGGAGGGAAAAGGATGGTTTTAAGGGATAGGGTGGGGGAAACTACCCATTTGTGATATTGGTAAAATGGGTGCGGATCGGGCTAAAACCTTGTATCTATGAGGATTCTTACATAGAATGAACCCTGAAAGAGGGGGTACACCCCTCCAAATGGTACACGAATGGTGTTGGAGGGGTATAAGTATGGTGTTATTGCTTGCTACCTATAATGATATGGAATGGATTCACCCGGCACTTGCAATATTTGAAGTGTCGGCATCCAATACATGTTTTTCTTTTTCAATGGTCATTTGTCGTATTTGCTCTTTGAGGCGACCAATATCTTCTGCTTGGGCGAGTAACTGTTTATCTTTTTCGGCGATTAGGTTTAGTAGAGTTGGAGCTGTGTATTTTTCTTGTTCTTTTTTCTCCTCTTCTTCTACATTCTTGATGCGTTGTTGCATAATTTCTTCTTCGTCCTCAAAGGTATAGGGATGATTGGTATCCTCTCTCTCCCCTTCGGAACGGGCGGGTAATATGGATGAGCTCCTAAAAATCCGTTCACCTCGTCCCGTAAGTAGCCATTCTGGGTTTACCAAATAAACCTCGGATATTATGGCAAGCATGTCAACCCCGACGTGCATACGTCCGTTCATGATTTCTGAAAACTTGGCTGTTTTAACCCCAAGTTCTTGCGCTATTTCCCCCTGTGTATGCGCTATGCCTTGGTCTAAAAGCTCTTGGACAGACCTAACAAAGCGGTAATCTATATGGTCTTTCTGTAAAAATGGGTCCGTATTGTTCATTTTTTCTGGATTTTATTTTGCTGAATTACAGAAAATCTGTATCTTTGCAACATGTTAATATTTTAACGAGTGGTCAAAGGTACGAAAAATGACCGAGAATAACGAATATTTGCAATTAAAGAATATGAATGACAACGAATTAAAGGAGTGGCAGACGCAGAGCGTGAAGCACAAGGTGGCAATGGTTCTGATAATGGATGGTGTTAGTTTCAGCTACACAGAAGAGGACGGCATCGTATTTACAGCACCAGAATGTTATGTGGCGAGATTGATAAGACGGCTGATGTCCTGCTACGGATGTAGCGTTAGACCGAAGATAAACGAGGTAAAATGATTGCAGGATAACACGGAGACCCTGGGTGCTGCACTGGATAGTCAGCCACCGCACTGGATAGTCGGCAGGGTTGGCCTCGGATGACCGCGGGAAAGACCGCAGGAGTGGCAGGTTTGCCGTGCGCTGGATAGCCATGTGGGGTTCGACTCCCCAAGCTCCACCAATATGTTAATAATTAAAACAAGTGAGATATGAAAAAGTACATTCATGTAACAAAAGAGGTTCGTGAACGCCTGATGAAAATATTCGGCGTTTCTTCCGTAATGGTATGGAAGGCTCTGACTTTTGAGAGTGAAAGCACACTTGCCAACAAGATACGCAAGGCTGCCTTTGAAAATTTCGGCATATTGATGAACGAGTTGCCAGCGATGGAAACATTCCATGACTATGATGGCTATATGCGACAATATTTGCCAAATGGGGCAATGTTGGAATTTAGCCGCAATGACAATAGCGGAGATGTCTTCTTCAAAGGAGTGAAAGTTAAGCATTATGAGCAGGTTATGTTCTCGGATATTGAGAATATCCAAAAGTTTGCAAGTGAATTAAGATAAGGAGGAGTAAGTATGGAGTACCACGATAACAGACTTTGCATTTCTATGCGTGAATTGGTGGACGGTGGTGTTATGACAAATAGCAACTACTGCCAACTCGTTGCACGCAAGAAAATGGAGGTGGTGCGTCGTGGTGGAAGAGGCGGCTATGCGCTCATCGCGGTTAGCAGTCTGCCCGATGCTTATCAAGACAAACTTAAGGAGCTTTATCCGGACCCGTCGCTTGAGGTGCTGCTTGCCTGGCTTGATGCCAACTACGAGGTGGACCAGGCAGCTGTCGCATATTTCAACGACTGGCGCAACCAGTGCGGACACGACCACGCTACCGATGCTCATGTGAAGGAGTATGTGACCAACGCCAGCGTGCTGAATGCTTGTATCAAGCTCTACAACAACGCCAAGGCGATACAGAAGACGATGGGCCAGAAGTATGACTGGAGCATGATGTCGCAAGCTGTGGAGGGCTACCGTATGAAGACCGGGCACACATTGCCTGCAAGTATGTTGCGCTTCCGCAAGAAGGTGAACGAGTACCAACGAGACGGATACCAGTGTCTCATCAGCCGAAAGTTCGGTAATCAGACAAGCCGTAAGGTGGATTACCGTACCGAGCGTTTGATTCTGTCCATAGCCGTGTTACCCAACAAGCCGTTCAATACCAATGTTTGGGAATTGTACAACTCGTTTGTGTGCGGTGAGCTGGACGTGTATGACCCAGAGACCGGTGAGCTTTTCGACGCAAGCGAGTGGACCGACAAGAACGGTGACCCGAAGTCGCTGAGCGAAAGCACCATCACCAACTATCTTAACAAGCCCAAGAACCGACTGTTTATTGAACACTCGCTTGACTCTTACACCACATTCATGCACGAGCAGATGCCACACGTTCACCGCCATGCGCCTGAGTTCTCGTTCTCAAAGATTTCATTCGATGACCGCGACCTCCCACGCAAACTGAAGGATACCAAGGCAAGGCCGAAGGCATACTACGCCTATGATGTCACAAGCCAGTGCGTGGTGGGCTACGCCTACAACCGCAACAAGAACGTGGACTTGGTTGCCGACTGCTTCCGCTCGATGTTCCGACTGATAGAAAGCAAGGGCTGGGGTTGCCCGGCACAGGTTGAGGTGGAGAACCACTTGATGAGTCAGTGGAAAGAGAGTTTCCTGAAGGCCGGAGTATTGTTCCCATTTGTGCGCTTCTGTGCCCCGATGAACTCCCAAGAGAAATACGCTGAGCCGATGAACGGTGCCAAGAAACGCCGTGTGGAGCATAGAAACCATCTCGGCATCGGACGCTTCTATGCCAAAGACAGACACTACCGCACGGAGGCCAAGAAGGTGTTTGATGAGAAGAATGACACCTATGAGGACAAACAGTACTACACATGGGAAGAACTGATTGCTGATGACATCCGTGACATCAAGGAGTTCAACAATACCCTCCACCCGAACCAGAAGAAATACCCCGGCATGACACGCTGGCAAGTGCTTGAAGCCAATATGAACCCAACGCTTCAGCCAATGGACAAATCGGTGTGGGCACGCTTTATCGGCGAGCACACAGAGACCTCCATACGCAGGAACAGCTACTGCAGAGTGGCGTATAAGGACTGGTGGTTGAGCAAGACTGAGGTGATGGAACGTCTCGATCCGAACAACTACAAGGTGGATGCCTACTATTTGACCGATGAGGACGGCAACGCAACCGATGTTTATATCTTCCAGAACGACCGCCTTATCGACAAGCTCGAGGACGTGGGCACGTTCAACACTGCCGATGCGGAGCAGACTGACGAGGACAAGGAGATATTCGTGAACCAGCAGAAGAAGATAGCAGCCTTCAACGCATACGTGAAGAAGAACGCCATAGCAAGTGTGGGCATATCCAAGGCTGAGCAGACCGCCCATGAAGAGGCTGCACCACCGCCACCGATTGAACTTCCACCGATGGAAAGTGAGCAGGAAATGGAAGTGACCTACCACATTTCTGACCCGTTGGCAGATTTATAGAATGATATTAGAATACAATTAAAATAACGTGAGACATGATAACGAATGAGAACAAGAAGCGGATATTGGAGGCTATAGCCACCAACCGCACGAACTATCCGAGCGATGCCAAGCACGCTGCTTCATTGGGCATCAGCACCTCGGTATATAGCGCCATCAAGAATGGTCAGACAGACAAGGCACTGAGCGAAGCCAACTGGATAACCATCGCCCGAAGACTGGGTGTGAACCTCAGAGGAGGCATTGAATGGAAGCCAGCACGCACCGCCACCTTCGAATATATCACCAAGCAGCTGGAGTTCAGCCAACAGAGCGGACTGAGTGCGATACTTTGTGATATACCCAACATCGGCAAGACATTCACGGCACGCTATTATGTGCAGTGCCACCGCAATGCCATCTATGTGGATTGCTCCCAAGTGAAGACCAAACTGAAGCTGGTGCGCAAGATAGCCACTGAGTTTGGTGTGGGCAGCAATGGAAGATACAGCGACGTGTACGAGGATTTGGTCTATTACTTGCGCTCAATCGACACCCCACTCATCATTTTGGACGAGGCTGGCGACTTGCAGTATGAGGCATTTCTGGAACTCAAAGCCTTGTGGAACGCTACAGAAAGATGCTGCGCCTGGTATATGATGGGTGCGGACGGACTGAAAGCCAAAATCAATCGCTCCATTGAGTGCAAGAAAGTGGGCTATACCGAGATGCTCAGCCGATACGGTGACCGCTACTCGAAGGTAACGCCCGATGACTGCAAGGAGCGTGAGAAGTTCCTGAAAGACCAGGCGAGCGTGGTGGCAAAGGTGAACGCCCCAGAAGGTGCGGATATTGCTACCCTGGTGCGCAAGTCGGGTGGGGGACTGAGGCGAGTTTACACGGAAATAGAAAAACTAAAAAGAGTGCAGGCATGATGACAAAGATGGAAATGCAATATATGGACGCGGTTATACAAATAAACCGCCGACAACGAAATAACGAGGTGGACTGGGAGCAACGTCGCTATGAATTGGCCAAGGCTGCATTGTTTGTGGCTCCAGTCCTTCATCATGATCGTGAAGAAATGACAGCCGAACTCATTGCCAAGTATGCTGTCAAGATAGCGGACGCTGTTGTATCAGAACTTATCGAAACAGAGAAGTGATATGGCAAAGCGAGCATACAGCCCCAAGGATGTGGCGAATATCAAGTGCAAGGCGCTACCATTTGAAGGACAATGGAAAGACGTGTTCGGTCAGCCAGAAGAGGGCGACACATGGTTCATCAGCGGACCAAGTGCCAGCGGCAAGAGTTCGTTTGTGATGCAGTTTGCGAAGATGCTCTGCGGTATAGGCAGCGTGTTGTATGTGTCCTTGGAAGAGGGCGTTGGCCTGTCGATGCAACGACGGCTTGCCCAATTCAAGATGACTGACGTTCAAGGCTCGTTCCGCCTCATTACCGATGGCGACATCAAGGCATTGGAAGAACGTCTGGCGAAGCCCAAGAGTGCCAAGTTTATCATTGTGGACAGTTACCAGTACGCCTACGAAGCAGGGTGGGAATATTCACTGACCAGGGCACTGATAGACCGCTTCAAGCGCAAGACTTTCATTTTCGTCAGCCAAGAGGATAAAGGCAAACCAATCGGCAAACCTGCCATCAGACTGAAATACGCAGCCGGCGTGAAGGTGAGGACGCAAGGCTTCCGTGCTTACTGTCAAGGACGATATTCTGGTAACGTAAGTGAATACTACACCATCTGGGCGGAGAAAGCCGTGGAGGTTTATAATGACAAGTCTAACAACTAAACATAACTGAGATGAAGAAGAAAGTTTATATCAGCGGAGCGATAGCCCACTACGACCTTAAAGAGCGTATGGCAACCTTTGACCATGCGGCACGCTATCTCTCCATAAAAGGTTACGAGCCGGTGAACCCATTTGAAAATGGCGTTTCGCAGGATGCTCACTGGATGGAGCACATGAGAGTGGACATTGCCCAGCTTTTGAAGTGTGATTGCATCTATATGCTGCAAGGCTGGGAATTGAGCAAGGGAGCAAAACTGGAACTGGATGTTGCCAGTTCGTGTGGCATTAAAGTGATGTTTGAAGGTCATGAGAACAATGTTCGAGAATACACCTGCTGCCTTTGCGGTAAGCCCCAAATCGGCTATGGAAACAATCCTCATCCATTGAAAGATGAGGGGGAGTGTTGTCCTGAATGTAATTTGAAAGTGTTAAGTGAAAGAATAAGGTTGTCAAAATTGAAATAGATATGGCACAGGAAGTAACCAATTTCGCACGCTTCTATGGCATACTCAAAAAGAGCTACAAGTTTGCCACCAAGGAGCTGGGCGATGAGTTCAAGGAAGGAGTGGTGAGTCAATTCACTAATGGACGTACCACTTCGCTTAGGGACATGACCCGTAAGGAGTACGACATGATGTGCGACAAGCTCGAAGGTGTTACAGCCAAATTGATGCGCACCGCCAAGGACGTACAGCGCAAGCATCGAAGCCAGTGCTTGAGGTTGATGCAGAAGCTCGGCATCGATACAACAGACTGGACACGCATCAACGCATTTTGTCAGGATCAGCGTATTGCCGGCAAGGTGTTCTCTCAATTAAGTAATGAGGAATTGGAGCAGCTATCGGTGAAGCTCCGCTCCATCCAGCGCAAGGGAGGTCTGAAACCCAAGAAAGAACCGACACCTCCGGCACAGCCACAAGTGGAATACATGATGGTACCAATCGGAAATGGAGGTGAGGCATGAATGAGAAAGTGAAGCGTGTGATGGAATACATTCATGGCATCGCATACAGAGAACTCCAAGGTGACCAGTATATCGAATTTCTTGAGTGTATTGAATACGAGATAGACAAGGAACTGGAAGAAGGCGACTGGCCAGAATCAGAAGAGTGATAAGCAATCAAAATAATAATCAACAAAAAGTTTACTACAATGGCAAAAAGAGAAAAGAAAGTAATCATTACCGGTGTGACAAGAGAATCAGCCGACGAAGCGTTCGCAGCCTATGCAAAGGCAGACGCGCAGAGTGCGAAAATCACGGCAGACATTGAATTGCAGTGTGCCAAGATCCGCGAGAAGTATGCCAACAAGCTGGCAGAACTGGAAGATGAGAAGGAGAAAGCCTTCGCTACACTCCAGGCTTATGCTACCGAGAACCAGGCAGAGTTGTTCACCAAGAAAAAGAGTCTTGAGATGGCGCATGGCGTTATCGGCTTCCGCACGGGTACACCGAAGCTGAAGACCCTGAAAGGCTTCACATGGGCAAGCGCCCTGCAGCTGGTGAAGGAGTTCCTGCCCGGCTATCTGCGACAGACCGAGGAGATAGCCAAGGACAAACTCCTTGCAGACCGCGACGTGGAGGATATGGATCCTCAGATGAACAAATGCGGTATCCAAGTGGTGCAGGACGAGACATTCTACGTTGAACCCAAGAAAGAGGATGCCGTATGATACTGGAAGTGGAGAAGAAACCGAAAGTGGCCTTGTGCCGTAAGTGTTACGGCATAGGTCGTCTCCACGACAAGGAGACTGGCAAAGAAAGCACATGTGACCAATGTGAGGGAACGGGCAGAGTAACCGTCAGCGCAAAGATGAGCTATGACATCCGTCCCTATAAACCAAGAGACAGACACTAAAACATTTTATGAGCAAGAGGCGAGGAGCAAGCTATCAGAAACGTGTCACCGACATAAATAGGATATACGACCAACATGCCAAAAGCGGAATCAGCAACCGCGAGATATGGCGAAGGTACGTGTATCCTGTTTATGGTATATGTGAGCGTACCTTCTACAACCTCCTCAATGCCTCTTGTGACCCTAAGAACGAAGTGCCACAAGAGGCACAGACGTTTCTAAAATTCGACTTTGACGATGAACCAGGACATACAGAAAATTATCCGCAATATCCTAAACGACGTTAGGGTGGAGTTGAGTGATGAGTTTGACCGCAACTTTGAACGGCAGGCATTCTTCAACGAGGCGTGGCAGCGCAGAAGCAGCCCCACACGTCCTGGCGGTTCCATACTGATAGACACCGGCAAGTTGCGGCAGAGCATCAGCAGCCGAACCACAGACAGCAGTATCACGTTCTGCTCGACACTGCCTTATGCAGCCATACACAACGATGGAGGCGAGATAAAGGTGACGGCGAGGATGAAGCGATTCTTCTGGCACAAGTACCATGAGGCGACAGGCTCATTCGGGCGCAAGAAGAATGGTGAGAGACGAGGCGACAAGCGCACCGTACAACTGAGCACCGAGGCTGAGTTCTGGAAGCACATGGCTCTGATGAAAGAAGGCAAGAGCATCAAGATACCGCGCCGCAGATTTCTTGGAGCATCGCCGGAAGTGGAGCAAGCGGTCAAGGACATCATCGAGGAGAACCTTGCAGAGTATTTTGAACACGAATATAAATTGAAATGAGAAAGGAATTATTCAACGCCATTAAAGCAAAACTGGCGAGCGATGTGCCTGAAGTGCAGCACATCGATTTGTGGAACCACAATGTGGAGTTTGTAGAGCAGGAAGAAGGATGGGCGCGTCCAGCCGTCTTTGTGGAGTTTGGAAAGATAGAGTGGTCGCCATTTCAAGGCGGCAGTCAGCGTGGCAAGGGACTTGTTACTATTCACCTTGTGACAGACTGGGCTGACGGTGGCCATGATGCAGCTTTCGACCTTTGCCACCAGGTGCATACAGCCCTTGACGGATTGAGTGGTGATGATTTTAACGGCATGGCGCTTGTTGAGACGAACACCAACCACAACCACGAAGAGATACTTGAAAGCATCGACTGTTATGCGGTGCGTTACCTATTGCGATAAACCGCCCATGTCGCAACGATTTAGCCCCGACGGATAATTTACCGCCGGGGCTTTTTAATGCCGTTAGAATCGAATTATAACGCCGTTAGGCGGCATCGGTGAACAACATCATGTCTGTGTAGTGCGAGCTGTAGTTCACTGTTGCGTTGAACTCCACCTTGTGGCAGTTCTTGAATGGGTTGCCCACGGTCGGGTTCTTGCCCATCCATTCACAAAGCTCAATAATGGATGACTTGTTGGAAGTGAAATATATAAAGTGATGTCCGGCAAGAATGGTCAGCACATCGAGGTAGTCGGAAAGTTTCCAGTACATATTATATGTGCCAACGTCGGTGGATAGATAGGGCGGATCAACAAGGTACACAACATTCGGCATGTCTTTGTATCGGGCGAACACCTCTTTGTAGTCGCATGATACTACTGTGATACCTTCAAGATAGTCCTCACAAGTAGGATAGTCTGACTTGCGGAGATTGTTGTATAGAGCCTCCTTCTTCATTTCGGGGATGCTCAATTTGTATTTCATGGAGAACATCAGTCCGGAAGAAATGGTGATGAAGTCAATGTACCCGACCTCTCGTTTCTCTTGCTCCAAACGAGCGAATATGCGGTCGCGCAGTTCACCACGGATGCAGCTGTGCTTGGGTATGCCCTCCGTTTCCACCATTTTGCGCAGGTCAGCTAAAAGGTGGTTGGTCTGCGGGATATGCTGTAGGCGGTTGCGGTAGCCGTCGAAGTCGTTGTATATGACTGTGGCATTTGGCTTCTGGCACTTGGTGATGTGTGACAGCAAGCCCGAACCACCGAACAAATCCACGAATACCGTGTCCTCCGGATATTGCTTTAGAACTTTGATGAACTCACGCGCGAACATGCGCTTCTGCCCCACGAAAGGGAGAGGTGCCGATAAATACTGTCTTCTCATGCCTTACACGTTCAGTTCAAATTTCACGTTCTCATTTCCGTCGAGCAGTTGTCTGGTGTGTTCGATGTTGTTCTCGTAGATATGCACATTCGCAAGGTTCAGCGTGATGGACTTCAGCGGGAGGTCAATCTGCCGGGCCATAAGGTAGAGATGGTAGATGTCCGCAGGCAAGCCGAGGTTCGCGTCCGAGCTGCGCTGGTAAGCCGACACCACTAATTCGTCGTTCTCAATCTGGAACTGAACGAGCGACAGACACGGAGCCTGGTTTGTCTCCGCATCGGTGGAGCCGAGGAACAGCACATAGTTCTTGCTGTTGCGCTTCTCTCGGTTGATTTTGGCGATGAGTGGCGGCAGCTTCTCAAAGTAGGTAGGGTAGGAGTTTACGAGAATGGCACCGCAGTAGTCCCACCAGTTGATGCCCACCTCGCGATACTTCTTCACATTGCGTTCACCCTGCATGAAGAGCTGCAGCTCGTTCTTTAACTTCTTTCGTGCGATGCCGTGCCCCTCGAATATGTCGAGCAGGTCAGCAGGGAAAAG